TCCTTGTCCTTAAAGAACAGTTTGATCTCTTTCATGAGCTGTTGTTTGCTAAGAGCGTGCGTCTTTTCCACCGTAGACTCCAATCATCTTTAAGTAGTTGGATACATTCTTGCCAACTGCAAGTTGTTCTGGCGTGTACTCGTCTTGTTTCAGAGACATCTCTTTTGACAGACGCATACCAATTAGCCTTGGCTGCACTTGTTCTGCCCACGCAATGGTTGCTAGAGCAGCTGCAATCACTCGGTCATCCTTGCCGCGGCCTGGTGCACCAATAAACCCGTTCTCTCGCACAATGCCCTTCATCTCTTCCAGTGTGTCCATGCTGAAGATGCCCATCATGCCCCGCTCAAAGTAATCTTTCATATAGGACAGCATCCTCTCTTTTGAACTTGAACTGGTGACAAACCCGATGGAGGAAGATAGGCCACCCATGTTGTCCATGCGTCTCCAGATGTAGTTGGACATACTGCCCAGCACGTCCATCAAGCCTCGGCCTGTGTCTCCCGTCATGGCTGCTGCCAGGCGTTTCAAGTTTCTTAGTTCGTTGATCACTGCTTGACCTGGACCGTTGACCTCTAGGTTGAGCGTACTATTCTTATAGGCCCCCGCCAGATGAGCAATAACCCATGCGAATTGGTAGGTGTTGAGTTCTGAGGTTGCAAACTCTGCCACTTGATCAAGACCATCCGCATATACTCGAAACACCTGAATGCAGAATCTATCGGCCCAGTCTGATGAGCCATAGGCTGGATCAGCACCGATGACGTAGTAGGCTGAGTCAACTGGTTGTTGCCATATCCTAAGGGAAGCGAGACGGTCTGTTGATTGAAGGCACTCTGTATCTTGAAAGAGTTGCCCAAATGCGTATCTGTAACACTCATAGTCCAACCCCTTTGCATACTTGGCTGCGTCTGTGCAGCGACTGTTAGAAAAGAAACTCGTGCCAGTCATGACAAACGCATAGTCCTCTGTAGGCGGGAACTCTTGATACATAAGGGTCTCGTCCTTGATCCCCTCTGCCATCTTCCACCGCCACCAGGCCATCTGTCTGCTGTTGACCTCCACTCCGTACAACTTCTTGATTTCCCTGACCCACTCTTTCTCGTCAGACTTGAGTTTGCCATCCCAATACACTTTGTACTCTTTAGACTCAGCGTCCACGCTGTAGTATTCGTTTCTCCACCAGCCACAGAAGATCGCACGCTGGGTGCGTGCCTTCTTAGCCGTCTTGTACATATCGTGGAACATATTGAACCCTTGAGCTGTGGATTCAAAAAGATATAGACGTTCTGGGTTCTTCTCTGCGAGTGAGGCAATGAGAGAGGCTAGTCCTTCTTCATTTCCCCAGGATGCGGTCTCTGTACCATGTAAGTAAGTGATAGCCTTACCTTGGCCCAGTCGAGCTTTGTTTCCCGCAATCTGATAGAAAATACGACTTCTGTTCTTGAGGACCATTTGGTTGCGATTGTGGGCCACCAGCGGAATCTTGTACTCTTTGGGTAGACCCTCAATGTACATTCCCAATGTTGAGCGGAACATATCCCTGTTCTCCTCTGTATCTGCAACGAGTGTTCCTTGCCACCCAGGATGTGTGAACTGCCAATACAAATCCAATGCCAACGACACTGTGGTGATCCCCAACTGCCTTCCCTTGAGTATGACGAAAAAGTGGACATCTTCTTTTAACCCCTTATCAATCTCACCCATCACATACGATTGAGTCCCCAGGAGTTTGCCCATCTTCTTGAGACCCTCTTCCTTGGTCTCAATCTTGAGTTCAGCGCAGAACTTGTAGAACTGCTGGAGGTTGAAGTTCATAGCGGTGTTCTACAGGGGGTCATGTTGGTATGCTTAAACTCACCGCTGCGAATGCCCTTACAGACGTTGTAAAAGAGCCTGGCATTGTCAGGCATCCTACCCTGATACAAATGGAACACACCCCCCTCAAAATGCGTCCCAATGCCATACTTGCCGTAGGTATGTAAGTCCCACGCACCGCCTTCAGGTTCTTTAAAGTAATGTGTTGGATAAAGAGTCTTGTATTTGACCTTGTAAATCTCTGCAGCATAGCTGACGTTCTCGCCCACGTCACACGTCTCATTCTCGCAGAATGAGGGTCTGCCCATATCATCCCAGATGTCTCTGTGAATGGCAAAGAAGGCGGGGGCTGCATAGATATGTGAATAGGGTGCTATGTGATTACTCACCTGGGCAATGCCCACCATGCTCTTGTTGTTGAGGGCAAATGAGATAGCCTTGTCCACAATCTCTTTGTTGAGTGGCACGCAGTCAATATCCAGAAACAACTTCACCTCTGCCATGCTCGACATCATGATGTTGTCCATCCAAATCCCGTGGGGTATCTCTTGTTCTGTGTAGTTCACCGTCAAGCCTAAATGCTCACAGGTTTCTTTGTGAGCGTTGACAATGAGACGGTCTACATTAGGCCAGTGTAAGCAGTGAATCTGGGGTTGCATCATTTGTAAATCATCCTGGCTAGTTTATAAATCTCTACCGTCTTGTCTGTGACCATCATCATCTGTGAGTCAACGGGTGGCACTTCTCCTACCACCTTGTAGTGCTGCACTACTCTGGTACTGTAGTTCACTGTAGGCTTTAATGATCTGGCTACTCTGACATTATGAGCCTTCACGTTTGCCCACATATGACGGTCTCCTACCGCACAGTCAGCTCTACTCTTGAACATCCAGTTGCGTGCCAGGTGATGCGCTGTAGGCCCAAACAAATAACAATTAGTATCGTTAAAGTCATAGCCGTCTGACTCCTCGTCCACGCACATCCACGAGCCGTCTTCTCTGTAGAGGTTTCTAGGACAGGTCACCACGTCCACGTTGGCTTCCTTCATGACCCCCAACATTGTCTCTAGATGATTGGGTTCATACCAACAGTCTGCATCCAAAAAGGCAATGTAGTCGTACCCCTGTGCAGACGCTACCGCAGCCCCCACCCCTCTGGGTGTGTCTCCAAAATCCGCATTGTTGGGTAATGTGATGTGCTTGATCCAGGACAACTTCTCCACCACCTCATTAGGATAACCGTCTGCCACCATGAAGTGATACACATGATTGTGCGTCTGGTGACCCACACTCGTCATGCACTTACTCAACGTCTCTAAACTCTCTTTGTAATAAGGCGTGATCACTGCTATTTTGTTCATTCAGGTTTTCCCATTCTTTCGTCATCCCACCTGGCAATCTCTAGTCGCACTTCTTTGTTCTTGGCACAGCTGATCAACTCTTTGTAAAACAACTCCGAATATGTTTCACGCCACTCTTTTGCCAACTTCCTCTTGCTCGGTTTACTAATGCAAGCGAGGGCACGTTGCATTTCCTTCCTGAGTTTCACACGAGATGCGTACAACTGCTGTTGCATATCCTTCTGCAAATCCATACCCATATGCCTCTGCTACCAATTTATTCTTCTCTCTCTGCACCTGGACAAGACTCTCCCACAAGACACGACACCGTGCCCTCAGTTCGTCTTCTTCTTCCCAGAGCAGATTACCCAACGTCTTCCCCCATAAACCTCAGCAGCACCCTACAGGCCAGCCTGATGTCCTCCAGCTCCATGTAAGCCTCGCAGTCACTCATGGTGTCTTTCAACCTCCAAACCATGTACTGGTCCAACAGATCAGTTGCCGTGATCTTGTGGCTGCCCACCAGGGTGAACTCCTCGTGAGCCAATGCCTTTACCTTGCCACCATTCATTACGCTACCCTCCAGACGTGCAATGTGTTCCCGTTACTCTTACAAGTGAACTTGTACCCCAAGCGTTTACCAGCCCTGTAGTTGGCGTTGTATACCTTGTCCCGATATTCCACAGGCACAGCAAACGAGTCCCCCACGTCCATCTCCTCATAGGGGTAATCAAAGATTACTTTTGGACTAGGCATCTCTACACCTTTTACTATCTCTATTCTTTGCATACTCTACACCTCGTCAGATAACCCTGAGTATACATAAAAAAAGAGGCTATGCAAGTACACACTCACATAGCCTCAACCCCTAAGTGGCAACTGCGGGGAAAACACATAATTTTTTTGGGGTGGGCGAGAAGTGGGGGTCACACTTTCCACACCCCCAGTCCCCATGAAGTGACCGCTCACTTACATACAAAAATGTCAGTAAGCACTTACCAACTTACCCAAAAACACAATCCATTTGATACAACAGGCGTTATGTTAAGTTAATACGATGCGTACGACCACTTGCGTGGAGAACCCCAGCTGGTGGGGGAAGAGGCATCAGGAGACCCCTTTTGGGGGGTGAATTCACTACAGAGAACGAGTAGTGGTATCCACCCTTCTCCTGTTCTCCCCTACCTGTTAACTACCCTGTTAACTATATAGCCACACACCTTAATCTTCAACTAGATGTACGTCTCCCTATTAAATACATATTATACATAGGTAAAGACTATCGTCAATAATATACCACTTTCCACTTGACAACTCGTCACCTAATCATCAGAATTGATCCATCAACAACAAGGAGCTGCAGCATGATTAAGTACAAGACTTGGCAAGATGGCAATCACACCACTCAGCGATTTGCTAGGACGTTACAGGAGGCTTTCCCTGGTCATCTGGATTACACGATTTATGAACCCCACGACCTGTATGCGGTTGACGAGGATGACTCATTGATTTTAGCTATCGGGTTTGTATTTTCGATAGTTTTTATTGTTTGGGCTGTTTTCTGGTAAGTGATATTATTCGCACTACGGGGATAGACCACCAGTCCCTGGGTGCGGTAGGCATGACCAATCCCGATAAACGTACTGAACTCTGCTTGTATCTCCTGGGAGCATATTCCCTCGGGGTAGTGAAAACAGGGGTGTCCTTAATGGGACATAAGTTAGATAAACGAGAATGCCCATGCGAGAGCATGATTACCAGTAAAAAAGTTATCCACAGGGTACTTTTCTCTGGTGGTTTTCCTATTGGAAACAAGCACCCTAGCCTATGGTGTGTTTTTAAGTTTATTAGTTTTCCCCCTCTTAGACCCCCATGTAACCTTTAAAAGGCACACACATGATTGAACTTCTACAAAAGAGACGTGTACAGCTGGCTAAGTTGTACAAACAACAGGCCACTGGGGTGTTGTACACCAGGATAAATGAGGTTGATCTCTTGATCAAGAGATACAAACGCACACATAAGCAAGTGGACACATTGCCCACAGTTGCGCCCACAATCAACACGAACAAAAAGGAGGTTAAAGATTTACTTGCAGACTAATCATCTATATGTATAATCCACTTTGTGGCTAGTCCACATATTCCTAACTTTCCTTAAAAGGCACAAACATGAGTGATTTCTCTCCCGCAACACGCAACTCAGCCATGTGGTCTGGAGACTCCAGGCGCATCGCACAAGGCAAGGCCAACGAGGTCATCTTGACCAAGACAGGCCAAATGGAAATACCAGACTTGAGCAGCATCGAGGCGGTCCAGATGGGCCACGTCTTTGAACCTGTCATCGGTAGACTTGCATCTGAACGCTTAAAGGTAGAACTCCACAAGATTGAGGACGCACTCACGCATCCAAAAGAGGCTTGGCTGAAATCACATTTTGATTTTGTCGGTAAAGAAGATGGACAAACCATCCTGGTGGAATGCAAGAACTACAACGCAGCAGTCCGCAATAAGTTTGAACCAGGCTTGATCCCACCCGCAGACATGGCACAGTGCATCCACGAGGCACTGGTGTACGGTTGCGAGAAGGTTTACCTGGCAGTCCTTTTTGGTGGTCAAGAGCTGCAGCTGTTTCCCGTGCACGTCACAGAACAGATGAAAACAGAACTCCTGTGGCAACTGGCTGAAGTCTGGGCACGAGTACAGACAAATAGCCCATACCCCCCAGAAGATTTGGAACAAACTAAAGTGATGTTCCCAACGTCCACAGAAAGCCTTAAAACGGCCTCACAAAGCGTAGAAATGGCCTGTAGTACCCTAGCATCCATCAAAGATCAAATCAAGGTTCTGGAGGCACAGGAGGCACAGCTGCAGACCATGATTCAAGGTTATATGGAAGACAAGGGCACACTTGTCAGCATAGACAACAAGGTGCTGGCAACCTGGAAGAACGCAAAGGCATCCATGAAGTTTGATAGCAAACTCTTTCAGCAGTCCATGCCCGACATCTATGAGCAGTTCGTTAGACCCGTACCTGGCAGCAGAAGGTTCTTGGTGAAATCATGATGATGGACTTTAATCCTTACGAACACCCATTGTTTACCAAATATGGCAATGCAATAAAACCAGAAATCTGTGAGTGTTGTGGGGCTAAAGTGGTGGAGTACAAACACAACTTTAATGCAGCCTTGGCTAACTCTTTACACAAGATTTACGTTTTTAATAAACCTCTACCTCTATCAGAGCTGTCACTTTCTAGAAACCAGTGGACGAACTTTCAGAAGTTGCGCTACTGGGGTCTGGTCAACAAAGTCACAGATGATGAAGGCAAACGTATTAACTGCCTCTGGCAAGTCACCAAGAGAGGCGTAGACTTCATAGAAGGCCGTCTAAACATCACAAAGTATGTTTGGACATACAGAGGTGACACTACACGTTTTGAAGGCTCTGAGATACGTTTTAGAGACATTCATGAGAAACATTACAAACAACGCCCAGAGTACGCTCAAGAGGCACAACCACACATATTCTGATGAACAAAGTCTACCCCTTTCTACACCGCAATCCCACAAGTGGCCTGGTGACCCAGCATGATGGCATAGACACCCGTCTCTGGGTGGCAACACACATAGCAGCGGGCATGGTCTCCTATGCCTACTCTAAATTTGCAACTGTAGAAGAAATTGCAGCATCCTCGTTTGCACTCGCAGACGCACTCCTAACTTTTAATGAAAGCAAACCTAATGAGCAACAACTTAATACCCCTGAATGACATCCAGACAATGGCTGAAGTAGCAGCTGGTTCTAAGATGTTTGGGTTCAAGAACCCACAAGAGGCAATGGCAATCATGCTACTGTGCCAGGCAGAAGACTTACACCCCGCCATCGCCATGCGGGACTACCACGTCATCCAAGGCCATCCAGCCTTGAAAGCAGACGCAATGTTAGCCAGGTTTCAACAAGCGGGTGGTGCAGTTAATTGGAAGGTATACGAGGATGAGCAAGTCACGGGAATATTTAGCCATCCAGCGGGAGGCAGCCTTGAAGTCACATGGACACTCGCAAAGGCTAAACTCATCGGGATTGCGAGCAAAGATAATTGGAGGAACTACCCTCGTGCCATGCTTAGGGCACGGTGTGTTTCGGAAGGCATACGCAGCGTCTATCCAGGCTGCGTTGTCGGTGTCTACACGCCTGAAGAAGTACAGGATTTCTCACCTGTCAGACAAGAGCAGTCTGCTATACCACCGACTCCAGTTGAGATCATTAAAGAAGTGGTACAAGAGCAGCAGACCGCAGAATGGCCTCTATTTGTTCCAAACTTAGAAGAGGCACACAGTGCCCACCACTCTCCAGAAGAGTGGATAGAGGCTTATAGAGGGCTTGTAGAGCGCATCAACAGCTCTGCCAAGCTGAAGGTCCACGAGAAGACAGACAAGATCATGTCTCTCTATGTGGTCAACCAAATGGTCACAGACAAGTTCAGCAGCCACCAACGCATCTTACTCAGAAGTGCTATTGCCCAGGCTGGTGTAGACCCAGCAACTCACATCCCCCACAACGCAGAAACTATAGACATTTAAGGAGAAGACAATGCCATACGATAAGAAAATAAACGTAGGAGGTTATCCAGAACAACATGGCAAAGGTGTCATGTACTGGAATGAAGTCTCTGACCGTAAACATGAGATGTCACCAGACTACTCTGGTTATGTCCTCTTAGAGATGGACTATAAACGTGGCGAGAAGTTGTATCTGGGTGCGTGGAAGAAGGACACCTCTAGAGGTAACACTCTACTCAGCATTAAAGAAGACAACTGGCTAAAGAAGAAACGTCTGCAAGAACAGGGTATCAAGATGCAAGACCGTGAGGTGACTCCTGGTTACGCTAAAAAGGCTGCAGCAGCTGATGATGACGTGCCCTTCTGATGGCAACTAAGAAGATCAGCCCCACCCAGCGGTCTTTAGCCTACCTCAGAGAGCAAGGTTATCTAGTGTCTATAGTCGAGCATTGGAATCCATTTGCACGCATTAGACAGGACCTCTGGGGGTGGTGCGATCTGTTAGCCATTAAAGAGAATGAGGTGCTGGCGGTGCAAGTGACTGCCAGTGCAGTGTCCACCAGAATCAAAAAGATACAAGAAAGTGAGACCATCTCATGGGTGAGGAAAGCCAACATCAAGATACACGTCCACGGGTGGAGAAAGTCTTTGAAGACGGGCAAATATGTGCTGAGAATAGAAGACATCTCGTGAGGTTCATTAACATGAGTTTGCAAGAACTGTGGACTCTAGCCTACTCGGAAGGGTACAAAGACGGTCAAGAGGGACGTTAGCTCAGATGGTAGAGCAGCGGACTTTTAATCCGTTTGTCGTGGGTTCGATCCCCGCACGTCCCACCAACACAGCAGTCAGTGCGAACTCCAGGGCAATCCTGGGAGTTAGGACGGGAGCTGGCATACCCCCGTAACTGACAGTATGCCTTTTCCTAACCAAGAAAGGTTAAACATGACTGATGAAGAAATCATAGAAATGGCTAATCAAGCAAAGTTACCTTACGACTATGTTACGGGTGAGTTAATGTGGCTAGATAGCATAGAACAGTTTGCCAGACTGGTAGCAGAAAAAGAACGTGAGGCGTGTGCTAAGTTATGTGACTTGACTATGTTGCAAAACCAAGAAGCCATAAATGAACTTGAAGATGATGAACACATTGCAAAGTGTTTTATTCAAGGCGCAATGACTCAATTAGTGAAAACATCTAAAGCAATTCGAGCAAGGGGACAAGAATGATTGAAATATTAAATCAACCTATTACCTTGGGTCAACTTATGTTGTTTAACATTATTTATTCTTTTGTATTTTATTTAGTTGAAAAAGCAATTCAAGCAAGGAAACAAGAATGACTAAAGAAACATTACAACTTGCATTAGAAGCTCTGACTGATTTTGATTACGACAAAAGGATGAAGGCTATTGAAATTATCAAAGAAGCACTAGAAACAAAAGATGAGCCTGTTGGTAAGTTTGCAAAGTTTACTGATGGTATATGGAAAGAAGTAACTGATTATTCTGCGGGAATTCCTCTTTACACCACACCACAACGCACATGGGTAGGACTGACTGAAAATCAAATAGATGAATTGGAAAAAGAATTTATTGGTTTTTCTGTGCCTAACATTTATAACTTTGTTCAAGCCATTGAAGCCATGTTGAAGGAGCGCAACACATGAGACTAACACGAACTTTCAACGCAGGGTACGACAACTTGTATCTCAACAAGGATGATGTTGACCGATTGCTCAAGGGGCAGATGATTAAAGAATCCTCATTGATTGTTCAAATGGAAAAGCCTGAGCGTGAATGGGTTGGATTAACACAAGCGGAACTTATTCAATGCGGGGTGTTGCCATTTGGAATGTCATACGAACTATGTCAAGCCATTGAAGCCAAGCTGAAGGATAAAAATGGTTACTAAAGACGAAATCATAGAAATGGCTTGCCAAGCATTTGGTGGAGTTATTAAAAAAGAAGAACGTGACAATTTCATAGCTTTTGCCAAACTGGTAGAAGCAAAAAAACGCACATGGGTAGGACTGAAAGATGACGATGAAATTCCTTGGGATGGGGTCGATGCCAAGTCTTTTGCCAGAGCCATTGAAGCCAAGCTGAAGAAGCTCAACACATGAAACCATGCCCAAGCTGTGGGGGTGACTGCGGTTACACCAAGAAAAAAGGATGTCAGTATAAAGCTGGAGAACGTGAATGGATAGGATTGACAGATGAGGAGCTTTTAGAAGCGTGGCATTGGGGGGGTAATGATCCACACATTGAAGGTGCTCATTTTGTGACTTTGTACAAATACTTTGAAACTAAATTAAAGGAGAAAAATCATGGCAACTCGTAAGAAAAAAGAAGTGACAGAAGTGAAAGCAGAGAAGAAAGAGAAGAAGATCAACGTGTTTGTAGCCACCCCTATGTATGGTGGTATGTGTACAGGTTACTTCACTCAGTCCCTAATTACTCTGGGGCACGCACTGCAGCAGAACGGTATCAGCATGGGGTTTTCTGCTATGTTTAACGAAAGCCTCATACAGCGGGGTAGGAACGCTCTGGCGCATACTTTCATGACCAACAAGCAGTACACCCACCTGATGTTTATAGACGCAGACATCAAGTTCCACCCAGGTGACATTGTGAAGATGATCAAGTCCGACAAGGACATCATCTGTGGCATTTACCCTAAGAAGGAGATTAACTGGGCTGGGGTCGCACAAGCAGCTGCAGAAGGCGTACCCGTAGACCAGTGGAAGAACCGTACAGGGTCTCTAGTGATCAACCTCAAAGACTATCAAGGTTCAGTGACTGTGCCTGTGGACAAGCCTGTGGAAATCTTTAATGGCGGTACAGGGTTCATGTTGATCAAGAGACGCACTTTTGAACGCATGAAGAAGGTAGTCAACAAGTACAAGAATGACGTAGGTTTTATAGGACAAGGCGTAGAACAGCAAGAGTGGATCACAGAATACTTTGCCTGTGCTATTGAACCAGGCACAGAAAGACTGCTGTCTGAGGACTACTTCTTCTGCTGGAAGGCTAGAGAGGCTGGTCTGAAGGTATGGGCAGCACCGTGGGCGCAATTAGGCCATTTTGGGACGTATTTGTTTGAAGGTGGACTCTTACCAGCACCTTAACGCTTGGCAGTCCTGGCAGCCTGTTTAAAGGCTTTTCTGGTAGGGTAACCAGGCTGACCAGGTTTCTTGGCGGGTAGGCCAGCCTTGCGTCTTTTGTTGATGTTGTAGTAAAGACCACGTTTTGCTTTTGGTGTTTTCATCTGCATCCCCATCTTTTTCTGGCAGCCTTCCCTCTTTCTCCCGTCCAACTAGAACTGCGAGCACAAAATGATTTATGTCTTGGGCCTGATTTCTGCGGTGCTTTTAGTTTTGAGCCTGTTGCTTTGTTGTACTTTGCTCGTCCTTTTGCTGTCAACCCTCCCCCTTTGGACACTGGGAGTTTTTCTCCTCGTCCTACTGATAATGATGGACCTTGTTTCCTAGCCATTATTTAATCCCCAAATATTGACGAACTGTATCTAGTGTTTGTAGTTGAGCTGGTGTATATAACTCTTTAGGGTTTTCCCACTGGTTAAAGGTATAACCCCTAAACATCTCTGGCAACCCTGTCATCTGATACCACTGCTCATATGGCCTGTTTTCTCCAAAATTAGCAACATGGTATTGATACCTCTCTTGCATAGATTTTGGGTCTAGTTGGCCTTGGAACTGTTGATAAAGTTGCTGCAGCTGCGGGTCTGTCTCTACCGCATAATGGCTAACATAATCTCCTAGAATGTCCAGAGGTGAGGTTTTAGGATTAAACACCTCTATAGCTGCCTGTCTGCCTTTAGCCCACTCTGGCAAGTCTTCACCTTTGTACGACTCCAACATATATTCTGGGTTTTGTTGTGGAGAGAACTTGTAGGCAATGTCCTTACCTTGTAGATAAGGGTACTCCTTTTGTGCTGCCTCAAACAAGCCAGCACCTTGCTGTTGAGCAATCGTATCCAGTATTGGTGGTGTATCCGACATGGCTTGTAAGACTTCTGAGTTATCAGGCATACAATCTTGTTCCGTTGCGGTCAATAATTAACTTTTGTAGTCTAGGTTTGTCATTAGGACTATTAGGCACAGATATATGAGTCCAACGATCAAACTCACGAATAATTTGGTCATACTTTAAGTCACTCGCAATGATGGTTTTGACCACTTCATCTGGGGTCATACCAGGCACTCTAATATCTGCTGCACAACCTAACCTATGCTGAGACGTGTTTTTGCTACCTACGGCATTGTTCACGGCCTCACTGCGGTAGGCACTGTTGATCATTACGGGTTTCCCGCCTAGAGTGCTTTTAACCAGTTCCAGAAACTCTGCCAGGCGCATAAGATTTGCTTTTTCATATTCGCTAGGATCATTGGATAACTCCCTGTGATCGGTGTAGGTCAACTCTTCCAGTGTAAAGTGTTCAGTTAGGAGGGTCATTTTGCGGGTGTACTCTGATGAAGTAGTGCATCTTTGTTCTGGCTAGATGCAGATGAGCCAAAATAGAAACTAATCACTCCAGTCCAGGCAGTACCTAAACTACCCAGCAACAACATGAGTGCATCACTGCTGGTGACTTTACCCGACATCATGCCCACCAAGATGCCAAAAAAGCCCACAGTGATGATAATTGCCAAGAGTGGGGGTATCCATGACTTGGTAGTCGTTTGCATCTCACGGGCTGATTTACGGTCTTGTACAGCCAACTCCTCAAAGTTCAAGCCCATCTCTTGAGCTTTTAACTTGAGCTGTACCTCTGCAGCCTGAATACTTGCAATCTGATCAGCCGTCAGTTTGCCAGAATTGATGGTGTCCTGTACTTGATTAGGGTCAACACCTATAGCCTTAGAAACTGCCTCTACTGCTAGGCCAGCAAGTGGACCGCCCAGGGCAGATGCAATCGTGGGTGCAATACTTTCAATCCAACTCATTTGTGAACTCCATTCTTACTGTTTTCGTAGTCAACATGAATAGCATACATGAGGGCAGAGAAGACGATCAAGAGAGATAAACAGCCAGCCAATAACGCTCCACGAACTTGCCATTTGTCGATAAACTGCCGTCTCTTTCTGGCAGCCTCTTCAAGGGCTTTTTTTGTTCACGCTCTACTTTCTCTCTCTCTTTGCGGACAATCTCCCGCATCTCTACAAACTTACTCCAGAGACCAGGCATACCTATTTGATAGATGATCATCTCTCTAAGGTCAGTCTCCATCTGCTCCAGCTGTTGCTGGCGTAGGATGCGGTTCATGGCCTCCTCGTTGATAGACATACCTTTGCTTAGAGGCTTCTTCTTTGCTTCTTTCTCGGCCTCTTTAAACGATTCCTGGTGGGTAAAGAATGCACCTAAGTTCTTACCAATGTCACCCACAATGTCGGACACGTCTTTACCGTCCTTTTTAAAGTCCTGGTAAAGATCAATACACTCTCGAATACCCGCATGAGCAGCCTTGCACGCTGCGAATATTGTGATTGGGTCCAATCAGAACCCCTCTCCAGGTGTGATGTAGCAAGTGGCAT